TCCGCAGCATGAGCATATTTATACAAACTGTCAGATAAAACCCGCATACGCTCCTCGTCAAAGGAGGTCAGGGTACCTTTGACTTCCTTAAACCCGCCAAACAACATCCCCTCAATAACCATCCCCGCAGCCTTCGGTATAGGAGCCTCACCGCTCTCGTAATACTTGTACATACGCTCACTAACACCCAAAAACTTGGACATCGCAGGAATGCTCATGCCCAACTTGTTGCGTAAAGACGTTATCTCCTCACCCCTCAACGTGGGGTGATACGCATAATCAGCCTTCTTCATGTATCTCCTCCAACATTCCGTGTTCTATCATGTCCCAAACAATAACATCATCGTTGCTGTAACGAATGGGCTTGCCGCTCCAATCGCAGGCAAGCAAAGCCGCAACCCTACGCCACTCCTCGTCAGTCTCATATGTCGCACGGAACTCAGCACGCCACACATCCAAGAACTCACGAGGGTGATCCGCAATGAAATCAATTGGTTGCGAACTAATCTTCAACCTATACTTTGGCATAATACATCCTCCAGTCATAAAGATACTTGCAATGATTGCCCCTATTGTCAATAGTCTTGTGATTGTTTGTGTGAAATAGGGCGCAACCCCTCGCTCATGTCAACAAAAAAATAGGGGGGGTTAATATACCCCCATTAACCCGATCCGATTTTTGCCTTGTCGCCTAGGGTACCTTAGAAACCTAGGCAATAAAAAACCCCGCCATGGTGGCGGGGTTTCTGGTGGCGACAAGCCCTATGATAGGGCTTGCCGTCTTGCGTTAAAGTATTCAAATATTTCATCCGATAAACCCGCCCATATGCTGGTGATGCCAGCGTCTTGATCAATTCGGATGGTGGCATCGTTTTGTTGCGCCATGATGGTGCGGGGTACTTCATAACCATTAAGATCATGATGATCATTAGATGAACCATAGGCGTGGCCATAGTGTTGTTGGTTATGGCAGATCACGGCATTCTGGCCATGGGTTGATCGCATTTCAGAAATGCGGGCGCGGATGGTTTCTGCTGTCCATCCTGTTGCCGCCATAAGATCGCGTGTTGTCGCGCCACCATCAACCCGCATGGATTGCCACAAGATGCCAATTCTTGAACCGTTGCGGTATGGGTTGACGGGGGTTTCTGTTTCCACCATACCGCCACCATAATTGATGCGATTGCAATCTGAATGAATGATCATGTTGTCGATCAATTTGCACCAGTTAAACAATTTTGTGCTATCCAATGTGGCTTGGTGCTGGCGAAATTCAACAGTACCGCATCGCGCCCATGTATCAACAGAAACGGCCGCGAATTTACCCCCTAGCATCCTATTCATATCTGAAATGGTATCGGCCGCATCCCATGCGCTGGAATAACGATCGGCGATAGCATCTAATGGGCGACAAAAACGATTTTGCCGTCTTGATCGTGAAACAATAGCGGAAAAATCGCCTTGATGGATTGCATACCGCTTTATGAAATCTTTAATCAATGCGATAGGCATCTTTTCACGGCATGGGTTATCAAGATAACGGCCGCCACGCATTGCCTGTTTTGACAATATCCAATGGTTATTCATGGTTTCAATAGCAGATCCATCATAATCTGAAACCCGCCATGCGGTATTTCCAACATGAACATGGCCGCCAGTACCAACAAGACCAACACGGCCGCCATTGTTGGTGATGAAATCGAACAATTCAGCGATATCTTGTTTTGCGGCCGCTGAATAGGGGTTGAATGGCGGAGTGACAATTTCAGCGTCAACCCCTGCCGTTGCCTCGTATTTAATATCAATCCAATCAAAACCCGCATTGTTCAACATATCGCGCCATTGTGAAATAGAACGATCTTGGCCGCGAATATTGGCGAATTCGATTTCTGCACCAAACGTCAAAAACTTGTCTTGTAAATATGGCATGGGATTTTCCTTTCGTTTCCATTGTTGCCTTACATGTATAAATATAAGGTATTTTGCGCTTTTATCAAGAACAATTGTTATTTTTTTATATAAAAAAGCAAAAAAAGCAGCGTGCAGCATGCAGCAAAGATGAACAATTGTTCGGGTTATACCCGGGAGATCCGCCCAATCCCAACCAAAGCCCGACCCGAACCCGAATATCCCGACCCGAAAACCCGGCCCGGTAAGCCCGAACCCGAACAATTGTACCGATATACCCGGTCTTCCTCAGTGCAGCACGCACGAAAAAGGCGACCCGCAGGCCGCCAAAATCCCGAATCAACCCGAACAATTACAAGTACGAGTATTCCTCCCGATCTTCTGTATCAATCCCGTCAATGTACTCACCATCCTCATCCCAGTGACAACTGCGCCACTCCAGCGTTGCATACCAGCGTGTGAACTTTGTTCGTCCCTCCGTTCTCTTGTCATTGAGTCGGTCAACCGCTTCCCGCGCTTCCTCCTCGTTGTCAAAGAAAAACACCTCCCCGTTATCTGGGTCGCGATAGTACCACTCCCTCTCGCCCGAGACGTAAGGTTTTACCTCTTCCCAATCCACATCGTCAGGGTCAAGTTTACCGTCCCTCTCGCATGTCAAATTATTGGCCAAGAACTGCTTGAACTCCAAACCGTCCATCTCGTTGATCTTGTCCCAAAACTTCTCCAAGGCTTCATTCTTGTCTTTAGCCGCAGTCTCGAAGTCAAACTCTAGCGGAATTTTTGCTGTTACTGTGTACATGTTCGCTCCTTTTGTTTGTTTTATACACATAAATATATAGAAATAAACACACAGGTCAACATTTTTTTATAAAAAAAAGATATATATCTTGGTATATACCAACGAAATAAACGAAACACCTGGGCGAACAATTGTACTGTTTTATAGCCTCCAGGCTATCTCGCTGCAATGCAACTGCATTACCTGGCGCCGCCGAATACGAACAATTATACGGGATTGCAGCGGCAATGTTGGTGTAGGGACAACAAAAAAGGGAAGAGACATACGCGAACTAAAACTTTCGCACTTGCCTCTTCCCCGAATCCCCTGGCTAACGCACTATCCAGCGCAGAAAGTACCAGGGGGAAACCGAACAATTTAAGCCCAGGCTGCTGGGTTCCCGTAACTAGACCAACCGAGAGCCTCCTCCAAGTATGCCGTATCTAGCCCGAAGTCAGCATATCCCTCCTTGATGCAGTTGTAATACTGCTGACTAGGCATATCGACCCGATCCCGATACTTCCGAGTCATGCGATAGGTCATCATCCCGAACAATTTTACTTGATCGTAGAGGTGGGGCCGCCCTTCGTAAGCATCGAGAGACTTCTCGCACTCCTCCGTGATTGACCAGATCCCGACTGGAAGCAGATCCATCTCGTCCCCCTCCTCAATGTCGGCAACACCCCGAAACACGAGGCGCCACCCGACTAGGTACGCCGCCCCCAGCGGCTTGGCGCGGGGGCAACGGTATTTCATTTGACCTTTATTGAGGTTAGACCCGTATGCAAAGTATAGTCTACGCGGCTTCTTCGTCATCAGTACCTCGTTCCTCCCACACTGCGATCAGCGTTGACGCTACTTCGTGTAGGTGTTCATATACAGCCGCGCCGATGATTGTGTAAGCATCTCGCGCGTCTTCAGGTAAATAGCAACTATCGTCAGGACCATGGCCGAGCCATAAATTATCCTGCGCCATCTCCAGAAGTTCGTTGTTATATACAGGCGCATAACTCTCAGCCCACTCAGAAGCCCTATCTTGTGGATGGGCGTCACACATAATCTGATTGCGCTCCCCCTTCATGGCCTCAACCATATCGTCAGTTTTCTTGGCCAACTTCCAGCCTGCTTCGCGGTTTTTGTCGTTTAGGTATGTGTCAAAGTCAAACATAATATAGTCTCCTTTTGTTTGCCTACCATTATATATAGTGCATTGATTGCACGCCGTCAACACAAAAAAATAAAAAAAATAAAAAAAGTTAACCAGGGAAGCCGCAGCGTTAACCAGAACAATTGTACTATTTCAGCGGGCCAGGGCTAGGCAGTTTGTGACCGCAATGTGACTACAAAAGGTGGATAAAACACCGCTGTTGGCGCGTAACCCGCAGAATCCCTATGAGTTCGGTTCCCCAGGCGCCAAAAAACCCGAACAATTCTACTATTTCAGCGGCTTGGTTTTGACTGCAGCCTGCGCGTTCCACCTATTAATCAATAATTAAGCGGAACACGAACCCAAAAACCTGAACAATTCTACTGGTTACCGTGCTACAGCGCTGCACACATCTGTGTAGCACGCTGCAAATTTAACTTCCGATGTTCAATTTGCTAGGAAACCCGAACAATTCTACGCGTGCTACAAGAACGGGCTGCACTTTGTAGCACGCCAAAACCCGAACAATTTGGGGAAAGCGCCGCCCGCAGACACAACTGGCCTACAAAACACTGCGGTAGGCACGGAACCCGAACAAAAAAAGCCCCCGACCGAAGTCAGGGGCAGTTTCTAAGGGAGGAACGCGGCCCTATCCCGAGGCCGCAACCCGATCATACCCCGAAAACCCGAACAAATCTACGCAAAACCCGAGGAGGGGCCTTTTTCTGGAAAAATTCTACTCCTCCTCCGCCTCCCCCGCACTAGATGTAGTACCAGAAAAGCCCGAATCTTCATTATCTGGACCTATCGGGTCATGCTCAATCACCGAACCCGACACATCTTTCATGCGTGATTCCGCTAAACGCTTAAATTCTGCCAATTTATCAAGCAGTTCGTCTTTTGATTTCTGCGTAATGTCTTCTTTGACGATGTGTTGCTTGTTGATCAGTAATCCCGATGCCTTCAAACGGAGTTCTTCAGCCCGAATTGCTTCGCTGTATTTACCCGCTTGCCACGCCTCATCCCGAATCTTCTTCAGATCCCGCATAGACTTGTCGATATGCACTCCATACCGAGCCTGTGCTTCGAGCCGCATCTCTTGCAGACGCTCCTGCACCACTGGCATCCTGAGAAGCCTCACAGCCTGAACGCCAGGATTTGCGTAGCCAGCCTGTCGCGCTGCTTCAGTTTGCGTCATGTCCTTGTGCAAGTACAAATCCAAAAACTTTTGTTGTTGCGGTTTGAGCCTTCTCATTCCCGCTTCTGTCATCTCCTTCGGAAGACTTTCTCCGACCTTTGGCATATCGCATGTTCTCCTGTTTTCGTTGCGTTGCATATTGCCTAATGGGGTGTAGGTTACCTGTACCTACACCCCCCTATAAGGGGGTAACCTCAGGTAACCTTATATGTTTCAATGTTTTCAGTCACTTACAGGCCACTTTTAAGTTACCTACATAAGCAGGTAACCTCAGGTAACCTCGCACCTCTTTTTGTTGTTTTTCAAACACTTACAGGTTACCTGCCAAATGAGGTTACCTGAGGTAAGTAGGTAAGTAGGTAACCTGTTAACCAAAATCAGTTAATACCCTTTCCCTTGAATTCGACCGCATGGAGCGTTCTGAATGACTGCCGCATTCGGGTATTTTTCACTCAGAAATTCCACATATTCGATCTCCATTTTCCGCGCTTCTGATTTGCATTGCGCCAGCGTGGCGTATTGCTTTTCGTTAGAAACCATCATGCACGGATTAACGGGATCGCCGCTAATATCGTATGCTAGGCATATAGCCAGAACAAATTCAAACATCATTCACTCCTTTCAACAAGTGACAGATAACGTCAACAGTCCACCCGTTTCCGAGCATTTTGTAGCGTTGTGTGTTGCTCACATGAGCGGTGTACCCATCAGGCACGGTTTGTAGCCTTTCGCACTCCAGCGGGGTTAGTTTGCGCCACATAAGCCGCATATCATCGCTGTAGGCATCAGGATAACGCCCTTCAGGCAACGGTGACAACAGCGTATCTTTTTCGACAGTTGACAGGCAGCGGGATTTGTCGTTCTCATGCACCTCCAAGCACTGCGTAATCGGCACGTCCTTATCGTTATCTTTACGAACGCCATCCTTGATCCTGCGCCCCACGATAGACGCTGGGTACAGCACTTTCGGTTCAAGATTGCCGCCACTAGCCGCCGCTAGTGTTGGTGCTTTCCCATCTGGATGATACACCCTGCGGTTGTAGCCATGCCCCTTCAGATCAGCCTCACCTGCGAGAATGAGTCCAGATGAATTGTTCGTATTCTCCATGTCGAACACCAGTTGCCTTCTGTTCTTCTCGAAGTATGACTTCAGATTGCCGCCCTTGAAGTAGTTCGCGTCAATACAATGAGCCTTTTCACGGTCAGTATACCCGTCCTCCAGAATATCTTTCAGTACAATTCCACGGTTTTCAGGCAATGACTTCACTGGGATGTTCGTCCAGTACAGACGATCCCTGTTCTGAGCCGACACCAAGTTGCTGTTGATGCGTACAGGCTGAACCCCCAATTGTTCTGAAATGATTGCCTGAAATTCCTTCTTCATATTGACATTTTCGAGCAGAAACCACTTTGGTTTGCATTCCCGTAAAACCCGAACAAATTCAAAAAACAGCGCCGAACGGGGGTCATCGAAGTTCAGTCTTTTACCAGCCCAAGAGAATCCTTGGCATGGCGAACCCCCGATCAGCAGATCAATCTTCGCACCTTCAAATGTTTCAGGCCACCAGACATTCCGAACATCCCCGAGTTGAATTGTGTCGGGGAAGTTCGCTTGAGTCACCTTTATGGCATACTTATCCACTTCACTTGCGAAATACCGATTAACGTTGATACCGAGCCTTTTCAGGGCAATCTGGCCGCACGACATGCCGTCAAACAGTGATAGCACGTTCATTTATTCCTCCCATTTGTAAAAGATATGGTTGTTGATACGGACGGTCATTTGCTTTACCTCTGCCCAATCTGGTGAAACATAGTGAGCGTGGTAATGCGTTGCGCCTTCTGTTGGGTCAAACGTTTGTCCGTACATTGCTCCATGAGCCACCCATAGGGCGTTCTCATAAGCGTCTTTATCTCTTGGCTTGTCCGACTTCCCATCGCAATAAAAACTAAACTGGCACCGATCACGGACAGGATAGTCTTTAGCCCAAGAGTAAGTTGGACCTTGCTTTACGACTTCACAAATTGTGTTGGGGTAGCGGCTGTCATTCACACGGTTCATCACAACATGTGCAACAGCCGCTTGCCCCACAAGCGGTTCACCTCGCGCCTCGAAGTAAACCGCCATGGCAAGGCATGCCAAAGAAGACATCATCTTTCCAGCCCGAATTCGATGATCTTATCCTCAAGTTGGGGGATAAGACTGCGACTGCCGATTTGCATATCGTGCATCTTGCGCTGTAGTTTCACGATGTTGATGAATTCATCTACCTCATGATCTGGTGCGCCATTCCAACGCAATTCATCTACCACTCGTCCAGCCAGACGAATAATGTCTTCTGCTTTACGCAAGTTAGTCATTTTCGTCTCTTCCTGTGATGTTAACAAGTTCATGTAGCATCAAACGCTTTTCTTCAATCAGACGCTTTTCAAAGAAAACTGCATCTTTGTCGCGGCGGTTGTTAATCCAGTTCGCAAGATCAGATCGGTCAGTCAGTTGAACATGGGTCAAGTTCATGGCTGACATTTTCAGCCCTTCACCTCGCCATGCGTCTTGCGCTTCTTTCTTGGTTTTGAATACAGACCAAGTTCCATCGACTCGCTCACTAAGCCAGAATGACGCATAGAATGGACGCAATCCTCTGCCGTTTGGTTTGCGATCACCAACAAGTTCTTTTTTAATCATCATGCACTCCCTGCCGTTTTGGCATACATAAGTTGTACGTTCCGTCTGTGGCCTAAGAACGTGATGTGGTCTTCCAAGTCCTCGACATTACATAGCGGCGCGATTGTCTCGCCTTGTTCGCCAATCCCAATCACAAGAGCCTTACCTGCGAGGGGGTAATCGGAATTGATGTGCTTGAAGAAATACTGATCTTCAATCAGCATGCCCTCGTCATCAATATAAAGGCCATCGCCGTTAATGTATGTTTGAACAAAATCAATCAGGCGACAGTCGAGCAGATCAACGATCTCCTCAAGATTTCCATCATGATATTCTACTTCAGTGATGCTCCGCTCTTTCGGATCAATAAGAATAGCCTTCATCGTTTTACTCCTCATCCAATTCTTCGGCTTTAGGGAAATTGTTCTGCAATCTCCAGTACACGTTGTCCATTTCGCGGATTTCAGACATCCACAAATCTTGGCAATCGTGAATAGACTGCAACACGCCGTTTAACACGCGCACTGCATCTTCAATGGTTTTGAGTTGATCGGCGTTCAGGCCGCTCATATTTTTCAGGCAAGTCTCTTTGTACTGCCGTCTTTTTTCATGCCATTCTGCGGCAACAGCGTTATCATTGTCAGCCATTGGCCTATACCCCCTCTACAAATACAAAGCCGCCGCCGTTTCCTTCGGCGTCACGGGAAACAATCAGATCGAATTCATGACCCTGCTTGTCCTTCACTTCAAAGACAGGCCAGCCTTGATCATCGCCGTGTTCATCGCGTTCAAAGCGAAAACCAACGATCTCTAATCCGATCATATCTTCATAATAACCCTTCATATCCATGGCAAAACTCCTTTCGTTTTATTGCCTCTTGATGTAAAGTTAGTTCTCGATAGTTTGGTTGTCAACAAAAATATATAAAAAAATTCGGAGTAGTGATGAAACGTAGGGAATTATTGAATATTGCGGCTGATTTAATTGATGGGGATCGCGCAAAAGACTATGGGGATGCCAAAGATAATTTTGTTCGTATTGCGAAGACCTGGGAAGTTGTGCTTGGCCATGAAGTCACACCCGAACAAGTTGCGTTGTGCATGATCGGCGTGAAGTTAGCGCGACTCGCTAATTCTTCGGAACACGAGGACAGTTGGATTGATATTGCTGGTTATGCTGCGCTCGGCGGTGAATGCGCCTCTGGTTCACAATAACAACCCAATCGGTACTATTAGTACGAAATAGTATCACTATTGATACCATTCATCCCTATCGGGTTTTATGCGTACTAACACATATGTTATATTTATGCGCTGTACTGCATATCTAAAAGTGTCTTTCATAAATTATGAAAGTTACTCCGCTTCCCAATAACGTAACCAGAAATGCTCTCCGCATTTGTCAATCTCTTCCTGCGGGTAGCCTTCCTTTACAATCCATTCCATTACAGTCTCACCATATTCATTGGAATCATCTGTTGGTTGCTTAGATAAGTTACCTGCAAGATGCTCTGGCAACGGTTTAGGAAAACCATACTTCCAGCCGCTAGGCGGGTCACACATGATCTGCTTCATCTATCTTTCTCCTTGGTTAAATTTAGCCATCTGTGATGGCGAATATTGGAAGCAATGGTTTATAAACGATCCAATAGCGGAGTTATTGTACAATTTATGAACCATTACCACTTCCTATGACTTTGACACTGCCAAGTTTTGCCGAAATCAGAACTCCAGTTTGCTTGGCGATCACCACAAACCGAACAATTCTTCGGGGGGTGAGCAGCGAAGTTGACCTGCGCTGCCTGAATTTTTTCTTTGATTCGCTTCTTTTCAAACGGGTTCACTGATTCGTAAGACCCGAACAAATCTTTCTGACTCATTTTCCGCCCTCAATAGGAACTACTGCCAACCGATAACCCAAAGCATTCAATGCCGCGTCCAGCGTGTCCACTCTTGGCATTGTCTGAATTCTCCAATTCCGAATAGTATTTCTTTCAATACCGACACGTCTCGCGAAATCTAATTCGTGTATTTGTTTCTTTTCCATCTCCTTAAAAAGAAACCTCACACATGAATGTCCATTGGTTGTCTCGTAAAAAGATTTCCGAAGTTTTTTTCTGTATTGCCTTGGCATTATAAGTTGTCCCTCGCTGTTCTTGGTTCGTACATGCCCGCACTCATGTCACCGCTTGGGGCGCCGAGCCAGATCTTGCCGCCAGTTGCTGTAAGTTGGAACTTCCCAATCTTACCCATCCTGTGCAATTCACGAACATAATTTTCCAATGTGATCTTTGCTAATCCCTGCAATACCTCTGGTGCATCTGCATCATCGTTAACACGCTTATGCACTGCGTTATTCCCGCTTGTATGCGTAAGAGCCACACCATTCCTCTCACAAGACAAGATCCAATTCAAAAGCGCATCCAGTTTGATCTCTTTCGCCGAGCCTCGCTCTTGCGCTTGGATCTCTTCAGTCTTGTCGATCAGCAGACCAGACATTGTGTCACGAACAAAATGCCGAACATTTCTGTCTGCTGGACCATTTGACTTCACGACCGCGCCATCAAAACATCTGTTACGTTGATACGGGATGCCTAATTGTTCGCATGTTTTCTGACCCCGAGCCGTATCCACTTGCCACAATGCAAAGGCAGAACGAACACCATCAACCAATGCACTCGTACCCCGAATAAGGTTACGAGCCTGCTCTGGTGTTTTGACCACTGCATCATCCTTGATCTTGGTCATATGGTGACACATCAGCACCGATGCGCCTGTCTCTGTAGCAATCTTAGCAAGCAAACCCATCAGAGCGGCACCCGCTGCTGGATCAGCATTTACGTCTGCGTGTACAAAAGAAGCCAGAGGATCGAACACAATCATCTTCAAATTATCAATCTGCAAGATTTGTTCGTAAATCCTCTCGAACTCCTCCGTTGTGCTGAACTCGCCATTTGCTTCGTTCATGATTGCAAACACGCCCCCGACATTCGGAAGGGGAACAATTTTCAATTCATGTGGGTACCGAAACCGCTCATCAAACGGATCAAGCCTTTCGATACGTCTGTGCATCTCTGCCTCATCATCCTCTGCTGTGAAGATAACGACATTACCGAACTCTTTCACAAGCCCGCCGAAAGCGTTTGTCATTGGCTTTGCTGATGCGATCTTCATCCCGAGATCGAGCGTCATCATGCCCTTGCCAGCATCACCTGCGGCAGAAAACAAAATCGGAACACCGAGCGGAAAAGTGTCATCGACCAAGAACTTCTGTGTCGGCGCACTTCCCGTAAACCTGCTGACCAGCATGCTATCATCAAGCAGGTTTAACTTACGTCTTGTTTGCTTTTTCGTATTCAGGAAATTCTCAATATTGAAACCCTCCTGAATAGCATCAAAAGAGTCCCACTTCTCAGGCTTGCCCTGCGGTGGTGTCAACATGGTCACCGACTTAGCGCCAGCATTGAGCGCGAGATCCTGAACCAGATCGGCTAGTTTGCGACCTTGCGTGTCGTTATCTGGCCAGATGATTAACTCTTTGCCCTGCAATGGCGAGAAATCATACTGTGCAGCCGTCTTCTTGGTCAGGCTTGCACCAGCCAATGTACACGTTGCTGTGTAGCCCACTTCGTTCAAAGCATCAGCGCACTTCTCGCCCTCAACCCAGATGACCCGTTCCGATGCCAAAATGTTCGGGATATTGTAGAGCGGGCGAATATCTGGAAACTTCGAGTACGGAATGCCAGGCAGGAACGGACGGAACTCTTTCTTCGGCTTTCCGCTTGTGTCTAGGATTGGATTGCCCGAAATGTCCTTGACGTTATAACGCCGCACTGAAACCAGAACTTCACCATCAGAATTAGTGTAGTTGTACTCAATATCATATGGAGATTGAGCGTTGTACTGGGGCTTGATTGGGTTTTCAATCGGCCCGTTATCCCGAACAATTTGTGGCCTATCATTGTCAGAGTCTAGGTAGCGTTCAAACATTTGCTTGATCTCTGGGAGGCGCATGCC